AGTAACTTTTTCAATCGTTTTACAACACAGCAGGTTCAGTATCTTTTAGGAAATGGAGTTGGATGGCAAAACGAGGATACAGACAAAAAGTTAGGTGCGGAGTTCGACAATACTCTGCAGGAGATTGCGCTTGAATCACTAATCGGTGGTGTTGCATTCGGATTCTGGAATTATGACCACATGGAATGCTTTAATTTACGTGAGTTTGTTCCTTTGTACGATGAGGAAGATGGAGCGTTAAAAGCAGGAATCAGATTTTGGCAGATAGACGAAGGCAAGCCACTCAGAGCCACGCTTTATGAGATGGACGGATACACAGATTATATCTGGAATCGCAGACAGACCAAAAAGGGCGAGGAGTATCAAGGCACAATCCTGTATGATAAGAGAGCCTATCAGCAGGTGGTTCGTCAATCAGTAGTTGATGGCCTGCAGATATTTGACAAGGAGAACTATCCAAACTTTCCTATTGTTCCGTTATGGGCTAATAGACAGAAACAAAGTGAGATTATAGGATTGCGAGAGGAGATAGATGCGTATGACCTTATTAAGTCTGGCTTTGCAAATGATATCGATGATGCAAGCCAGATATACTGGACTATTCAGAATGCAGGCGGTATGGATGATGTAGACCTTGCCAAGTTCATACAGCACATGCGAGTTGTGAAGGCATCAGTTGTTGAGGATACAGGAGCCAGAGCAGAATCACACACAATGGATGTTCCATATGCAAGCAGGGAGGCAATTCTTACAAGATTGCGCAATGACCTGTACGATGATTACATGGCGTTTGACCCTACGCAGATTGCGAGTGGTTCAGTTACGGCTACACAGATTCGTGCATCATACGAGCCGATAAATAACAAGGCTGATATGTTTGAATTTTGTGTGCGCACATTTATTGCAGGAATCCTTGACCTTGTGGGAGTTGATGACCAGCCAAGTTTCTCACGTAGTGCTATCATAAACGCAAGCGAGGAGATTGATACGATATTATCAGCAAGCCAGTATCTTCCTGCACGATATGTGACAGAGAAAATTCTTACCTTGCTTGGTGACAAGGATAGGATAGATGAAGTAAATTCACTTATGGATGAGGAAGATATAAATCGTTTCACCCAAGGCTCGGATTTGGCCTAAAATGACGTTTTGGAATCATAAGGATATATTTATATGGATAAAGGGCATAAGATGGCGGATGAGGCTCTCAGAGGCCTTGAGAGGAAAATTAAAAAGGAGTACACTAAGGCTTATAAAGAGCTAAAGGCTGAGGCGGACCAATATTTTGCACAGTTCACACAACGTGACAAGCAGATGCTTGGACTTATGAAGTCAAATAAAATCAGCAAGGATGAATATCTGAAATGGAGGAGCAGTACAATGCTTAGGACAAAGCAGTATCAATCCTTGCTGGATAACTTGACAAACACAATCGTCAATGCTGATAAGGTTGCAAATGGATGGTCCAATGATGTGGCAGTCAAAATGTTTGTGGAAAACTATAATTTCGGGCATTACGAGGTTGCGACTGGCACAGGCCTTGACTTGAATTTCGGATTGTATAATGAGGATGCAGTACGAAACTTGATTAAGAACAATCCGAACCTGTTACCGCCACGCAAGTTAGATATTCCGAAGGACATGCGATGGAATCGACAGAAGATGAACAGCGCACTTACACGAGGAATCCTAAAAGGCGACAGCATACCAAAAATTGCTAAGAGCCTGCAGAGTGTTACCAACATGGACAGGTCATCTGCCATAAGAAATGCTCGTACCATGATGACAAGCGCACAGAACGCAGGAAGGTTGCAGGCTTACAAGGATGCACAGTCAAAAGGAATCGACCTGCAGAAGAAGTGGATTGCAACGCTTGACCATGTAACCAGAGAGAGTCATGTTGACCTTGATGGTGAAGTTGTACCGCTTGATGAAACATTCTCAAATGGACTTGACTACCCAGGTGGTGCTGGACCTGCAGAGGAAGTCTACAATTGCAGGTGTACGATGGTCACAGAAATCAAAGGAATCAAGTACGAGGATGTGAGGAACACAGACAAGTTACCAGCAGGAGAAAGTTATGAGGACTGGAAAGAGAGGTACAAGAAGTAATGTTTATCAGCCATAAAGAACTTGTGGAGTTGACATTGCAGGAAAAGTGCGAGGCCATCCTGTCAATCTGGGGCATGATGTGTTCAAGATACGCTAAGTTGAATGCGCCAGTTGACACAGGAAATCTGCGCAACAGTATTGATTACAAAGTCACGTTGAGTGATGCATCCGTAGAGATAGGCAGTAATGTGGAATATGCCATTTATCAAGAGTTCGGAACAAGCAGGATGAGAGCATCTAATCATGGCAGAGGATATTTGAGGCCTGCAGTCAACGACCACATTCAAGAGTATCACGACACAGCCGAGAGGATTTTGAGGCAGTAGAACAAGTGTTCTACTGCTTTTTATATTTTTTATATTTATTTATATATATTTATATTTATTTTATTCTTTTAGTGTATATAAGTGTAAAAAAGTGTATATAAAAGATGCATTTTATAAAAGTCCCTATAGAGAGAAAATAAATATGAAAAGTTTATGAAAATGCATCAAATATGTGCACTGATTTTCAGTTATCTACACTCTGGGAAAATTATTCTTGTATTGTTTAAGAAATTGTGATATAGTCGTGGTATCGAATGACAAAGTAAAGTCACCGCAGAAAAGGAGAGATAAAATGGCACTTACAAGAAAGTTTTTAACCGCACTCGGAATCGAGAGCGAGAAGGTTGATGAGATTATTGATGCACACGTTGCTACTGTGGATGCGCTCAAAGAACAGATAGCGCAGGCAAAAGATGATGTGGACGAGTTGGCCAAAGCAAAGGCTAAGATTGAAGAACTTACAAAGCAGATTGACGAGAACAAATCGGATGAAGTGTTCAAGGTCAAGTACGAGGCTTTAAAAGAGGAGTTCAAATCCTACAAATCGGACATTGAAGCAAAAGCCACAAGAGAAACAAAGGTAAATGCATACCGCAAGTTACTCGAAAGCGCAGGTGTATCTGAGAAGCGTATTGATTCTATCGTTAAAGTTTCTGGCGACATTGTAGATGGTATCAAGTTTGATGCTGAAAACAATGTGGTTGGAGCAGATGAGTTGACCGAAGGAATCAAGACAGAGTGGGCTGATTTCATCGTGACCGAAGGAATAAAGGGTGCCGATGTTGCAAAACCACCAAAAGTTGTGGATGGTAAAAAGAGCAAAGAGGATATTCTTGCAATCAAAGATACTACAGAACGTCAGCGTGCGATTGCAGAAAACCTCGATTTGTTTAATTAAGAGAGGAGTTTACAAATGGCAAAAGAAGGATTGACTAAGGTTGCATCTTTTGACAGTAACCTTAAAGCAAGAGAGATTGATTTCGTAACACGTTTCGGAAAAAACTGGGATGCACTTATGGAGATTCTCGGAATCGTGCGTCCAATCAGAAAGGCACCTGGTACTCAGTTGGTATCATACGAGGCAAGCATTGACCTTGAGAATGGTAATGTAGGTGAGGGTGAGGATATTCCTTACAGCGAGGCTACAGTAACACCTGTATCTTATGGCGATGTTTCAATCGAGAAGTATGCAAAGGCTGTCACAATCGAGGCAGTTAATAAGTTCGGTGCTGAGGTTGCAATCCGAAAGACAGATACAGCATTTATCAATGAGTTACAGGGAAAAGTAATGGATAGATTCTATTCATTCCTTGTTACAGGTACGCTTGTTGATTCTGCAACTACATTCCAGAGTGCGATTGCTAAGTCAATTGGACTTGTAAAAGACAAGTTCAAGAAGATGCATCGTGATGCTACATCGATTGTTGTTTTCGTTAACACACTTGATGTTTATGAGTATCTTGGCTCAGCAAACATTACAGTTCAGTCAATGTTTGGCCTTGATTACATCGAGAATTTCATGGGCGCAGACAAGATGATTCTTTCGTCTGAGATTGAGCGTGGACAGGTTATTGCAACTCCGATGGAGAACATTGACCTTTACTACGTTGACCCTGCTGATTCTGAGTTCGCACAGTTAGGACTCCAGTACACAGTTGAGGGTAACACAAACCTCATCGGATTCCATGTACAGGGTAACTACGGAACCGCAGTCGGTGAAACATTCGCTCTTATGGGTATGACCTTGTGGGCTGAATATCTTGATGCAATCGCAGTTATTAGCATCGACACATCTTTTTAACTAGCCCTACTGTAGATGCCGAGGACAGTGGGACTGAAATATTCGGTACATCAGTAAGTGATATCCAGAGCGATGTAAGTGTAGGCGAGAAGGCAATCACAGGTACACTCAAGTATCTTGATAGCGGAGCCATCGCAGAGAGATGGGGTGCAGGTAACTTTGTAGCACTCAAGTTCAGCAACATCGATTCTGACGCAACATCTGTTAAGGTTGGTATGACACCTTCGCAGTCAAGCGGACTTGTTGAGATTATCAACGACCCTGACAAGAATGGTGTGTTTAAGGTAACCAACAAAGATGCTCAGAAGTTTACTGTTGTTACATCCGATGGAATCAATAAGACAGTTAAGTATTACGACTTGTCTGGATTGACTGTGGAAGGAGCAGGCGCATAATGAAGTACAAAGTTCTCAAGTATTTCGAGGACTTGCAGGATGACAGATATCCGTATCACGAGGGAGATATTTTCCCTCGTGACGGATTTGATGTATCCGAGGAGCGAATCGCTGAGTTATCAAGCGATGCAAACCGCAGAGGTAAGCCCTTGATTGAAAAGGTTGACGATGGCGACACCGAAAAGGTGGTTGTAAAAAAGCGTAGGAGCAAGAAGAAAAATGACAATGTTGAGTGAGGTCTGCAGACAAGTAAATAACTGGTTCGATAAGGGCAAGTTATTTGCTACGTTTGAGATTAAGGATGGCGTTATTACAAATGATATCACAGGAGCAGTGCAAGACGGACAGTATATCCGCATTGTAGGTTCTGTATTCAATGATGGAGTGTATCGTTATCCAGTAAGCAACTTGACAGATGAAGTATTCAAAGGTGCAGTCTGGATGATGGCTGTGCCTAATGAATTTTTGAGCCTTGTATCAGATATCGAAGCATGGCAAAATAAGTATGGCAGTGTGGACAGTTCCGCAATGAGTCCGTTCAATTCTGAAAGTTTCGGTGGATACTCATATTCTAAGGTATCTGGAAACACGAGTGCAGAAGGAACAAACATTGTGGGCTGGCAAGGCGTGTTCGCATCGAGATTGAATAAGTGGAGGAAGATATAATGTCATTGCTTGATGAGCAGATGATTGATTGCATTATCATGGATAAGCGTACAGCACCAGATGGATATGGTGGTCACACGACCACATGGATTGAGGGCGCAACCATTAAGTGTGCGATAGTTGAGGATTCTTCGCTCCAGGCGAGAATAGCGGAGAAGCAAGGAGTGACATCCCTTTATACTATCACTACACGTAAAAACGCAAATCTGCAATTTCACGATGTTCTAAAGCGAGTTTCAGATGGCAAAATATTCCGAATCACGAGCGATGGCGATGATAAGCATACGCCTGCATCCGCAAACCTTGACATGCGACAGGTGACAGCAGAGGAGTGGCAGTTGAATGAATAAGACACAAGCAGTGCAGG